TCATCGAGAGTGCGGATGCAGTCGTCGCTCACAATCTGTCCTACGATATGTTCGTGGTGGAAAGTGAAATGTCTCGAGCAGGTATGGGAATCAAATGGCCAGTTGTGCGGATCTGTACTGTCGAGGCGACCGAGTGGATGAAAGGGTTCCGACTATCCCTTACCATGCTTCACGAGGAGCTGTTCGGAGAGGCCTTTGCATCTGCCCATCGAGCGCGGACTGATGTTGAGGCTCTTGTGCGCGTGTTTAATGAGCTTCGAGAAAGAGGAGACGTATAATGGACAGTCCACGATTGAGAAATGGATATTCATTCCGCGCCGCTGCCGGAAGTATCTCCGATGTCATGGATCGACTGAAGGAGGTCGGCGCGACCTATGCCCCAATCACCGACCGAGCCAGCACCTTCGGTTGGGTTCGATGGTCAAAGGCAGCAAAGCTCGCAGGCCTTATTCCTGTGTTTGGTGTCGAGCTTGGAGTGACTGACTCAGTCTCTGCGAAGAAGCCCAATGTTGATCATTGGACTTTTATCGCTCAAGAAGATCTAGGCCCAATCAATCGGCTGGTATCGACTGCCACCAGACAGTTCAGATATCAACCTCTTCTCACCTATGAACAAGCACAGAGTGCACAGGGCGTCTTCAAAATTGCTGGCCACAAAACACTTTTCGATAATATTGAGCCGGGAACTCTATTCGGGCTTGGACCCTCTACATCAAGAGGTTATTACAGAACCGCACTTGAGCGTGGCATGATCCCTGTCGCTGCAGGAGACAATCGTTTCGTGCGAGAAAGCGATCGCGGATTTTATGAGGTCGCCATTGGGCGCTCCGCAGAGACACAATCGTATCCACAACACATTCTAACACGCGAAGAGTGGTCGCGTAGCATCGATAGGCTTGATATTGGCACAACCCTACAGGAAGAAGCATTGGACCGCTCCTATGGGCTCCTAGCGCAATCGACAGCATCTCTCCAGCGCGCAGAGTTGGTTCACCCAGATCGTCCTGATACGCTAAAGGCGATGTGCGAGCTTGGTGCGCGCAGAATAGGATGCCCTTTGGAAAACCCGATCTATCGGGCGCGGATGGAGCGCGAGCTGAGTCTGATCGTCAAGAAGGACTATGAGGACTATTTCTATCTTGTCGCAGATATCTGCCAGTGGGCTCGGTCTCGCATGATCGTGGGCCCAGCGCGGGGAAGCTCTTGCGGCTCTCTCGTGTGTTATCTTCTTGGGATCACCACAGTTGACCCTATTCCTCATGGGTTGATCTTTGAGCGATTTATTGACATCAATCGGGATGATCTCCCGGACATCGACATAGACTTCTCTGACCAGCAACGACATCAGGTGTTCGCTTACATCAATGACAAGTATGGCGCTGAGAATGTTGCCCGTCTGGGAACTGTCTCTCTCTTCAAGGCACGATCGGCACTCAAAGAGGCTTCTGCAGCACTGCGCATTCCGCCTTGGAAGGTTGACGCGGTTGCGTCCAGCCTAATCGAGCGCAGTGGGGGAGACGCGCGAGCTCTTGACACGCTGGAAGATACGCTGAATTCCCTTCCTGCGGGAAAAGAGTTGCTCGAGAAATTTCCAGAGATAATGGTTGCATCTCGGATGGAAGGCCATCCTCGCCACCATTCCCAGCACGCAGCGGGCATCGTCATCGCAGCGCGTCCGATCAGCGATATTGTCGCAGTTGATGAGCGCACTGGTGCGACCATGTGCGATAAGATCGACGCGGAAGACTTGAACCTTCTCAAGATCGACGCTCTTGGACTTACACAGCTTTCTGTGTTTGAAGACGTTCTGGACTTTGCAGGGTTGCCCTATGACACGTTGGAGAAAATACCTCTGGATGATCCGGCAGCATTCGCTATTTTGAATGACCGATCCTTCGCAGGAATCTTCCAGTGGAACGGGGCAGCAGTTCAAAGTGTGACCACTTCAGTTAAGATGGAGAGCTTTGACGATATTGTGGCGATTACAGCATTGGCCCGTCCTGGACCTTCTGCCTCTGGGGGCACCAACGAGTGGGTAAAGCGCAAGAATGGCAAGGTGCCAATAGCATACATCCACCCAGTCTTTGAGCCTTATCTCTCAGAGACACTGGGGATTGTGATCTATCAGGAGCAGGTGATGGAGATTGCCCGGAACATTGGCGGTCTCAGCTGGGGCGATGTGACTGCACTGCGCAAGGCCATGAGCAAATCTCTAGGGGTCGAGTTCTTCAACCAGTATGGAGACCGATGGAAAACTGCAGCAATCTCTAAAGGGGTCAGGACGGAAGATGCGACCAAGGTCTGGGATGATCTTTGCGCGTATGGATCGTGGAGTTTTAACAAGAGTCATGCTACAGCTTATGGGATGATTTCATATTGGTGCTGCTGGCTAAAGGCTCATCACCCATTTGAGTTTGCAGCAGCCACACTATCTCATGAGACTGACCCTGAACGTCAGATGTCGCTGCTGCGGGAGATGGTCAGAGAGGGTTATGATTATGTTCCTGTAGAGGCTGACACTTCGACGCTAAAGTGGGGGATCACAGTTCGAGGAGCTAACAAGGCCAAGACCCTTGTAGGTCCATTGTCCATGGTGAAAGGAATAGGCCCGAAGCTCTCTCAGCAGATACTCCATGCACGCTCTCTTGGAGAGCCTATGCCAAGAAAGGCATTAAAATTGTTGAGCAATCCAAAGACGGACATCGACAGTTTATGGCCTATCCGAGATGCTTTCAAGAAGCACCTCCCAGATCCAAGTTCTAGGAACATACACACACCTCCAGTCGCAATCGAAGACATACGCGAAGGGACAACATGGGAGGAGGTGTTGGTCTTTTGTGTAATCTCAAACATCAATCCGCGCGATGAGAATGAATCAATCAATGTTGCCAAACGAGGTGGTGTCGTCATAACTGATGGCAAGACATCCAGCCTGAATCTCCGACTCACTGATGACACAGACACCATCTTCGCCAAGATTGGGAGATTCGACTATGATCGGCTGGGGAAAGAAATTCTTGAGCGCGGAAGAGTCCGAAAATGCCTCTATGCGATCAAGGGCAAAGTCCCTCCAGGATCTTTCAGGATGATAAGCGTCAAGCAGGCACGTTTTATCGGAGACATTGATGAAGAACCAATTTCAACAGAGGCAAGTTCATGAAGATCAAAGACCTAAACGATGTAAATGCAATTCGTCTATATCTCAACCGCGTCGGGGCAGAAGCAAGATCTCTCAAGACGGCAGTCATCAGAGAGGTGAAGGGATCATATTGGAAAGATCTTGCAGTGATCCGATTTGCGAAAGATGGAACTGTTGAATGTTCTTCCCACGAGTACGAACCGACAGATCTTGAGCGCAAATCGATCGCTGACGAATGCACCTCAGTCTCTTGGCCAAGTGTTGTCCCTGTAACTCGAATCTCGAACCCTCCTCCAATGATCGAAGAGGCTGATAAGGAGAACATCTTTGAGTTCCGTGATACCAGTGGCAGCATCTTGATGATTCAAGTCAGAGTCGAACGCGAAGGTGAGAAGAATTATGTCCCCTGGACATATTGGGATGACGACACTTGGCGTATGTGCGAACCTGATGGACCTCTTCCACTTTTTGGTGCAGAACGACTCAAGGATGCTTCAGTGGTCTTCATCCATGAAGGGGCCAAGGCTGCTAAAAGAATCCAATCCATGTGCGATAGGCAGGACCGAGCCGCCAAGGAAGCCTTCCGAGATCACCCATGGGCGATGGAGCTTGAGAATGCCGTGCACCTCGGATGGATTGGCGGAGCGATGTCTCCCTATCGGACTTCTTGGGGACAGCTGGCCAAGGCAGGAATCAAAAGGGTTTATATCGTAGCAGACAACGATCAGCCAGGAAGGGAAGCAGTGCCGCTAATCTCTCAGCAAATTCGCATCCCCACATTCGTTGTCCAGTTCACGGATGAGTGGCCACCAAGCTTCGATCTCGCAGATCAGTTCCCAGAAGATATGTTCGGAGCTGCATCAGAAGGTCGTCACTATATTGGTCCATCGTTCCGCGATTGCCTTCATCCGGCCACATGGGCAACTGACCTTATTCCCAATAAGAAAGGGAAGCCGACGCCAGCCCTCCGCGATAGCTTTAGAGCAATGTGGGCTTATGTTGAAGAGGCGGACGTTTATGTCTGCACTGAGATGCCAGAGATCATACGAACTGAGGCGATTCTAAATCGGATGCTGGCTCCATTCTCTCATGTCGCAGAAACTTCGCGATTGATCGTCAAGGCTTATAGAGGGCGCTCCGCACGCATCTGTTACCGGCCAGACCAAGAAGGGTTAAATGTAACCTTTCGCGGCTCCTCGGCCATAAATTTGCATGTGCCGACCAACGTAAGAGCCTCCACAGGAGATGCAGGTCCATGGTTGGAGTTCCTCAGTTATATGTTCGTCCATGAACTGGAGCGGAAACGGGCAGAGATATGGTGTGCGACTTTGATTGCGAGGCCAGACATCCGCATGGGATATGGTATGCTTTTGATATCCGAGCGCCAAGGGATTGGGAAGACGACACTTGGTGCTAACATTCTTGCTCCGCTGGTTGGGTATAACAATGTGGGCTATCCAGGAGAAGCAGACATCCTGTCCAGTTTTAATGACTGGATGGCGAACAAGAGGCTGGTCGTTGTGAATGAGATCTACTTCGGATCGAGCTGGAAGGCGTACCACACACTGAAGTCGGTGATCACTGATCGGGACGTGACTGTGAACCAGAAGTATCAGCGACCCTATACGATCGAGAATTGGTGTCACATCTTCGCATGCTCCAACTCGATGCGAGCTCTCAAGATGGAGAACGATGACAGGAGGTGGTTCTATCCTGAGATCACAGAGGTGCCGTGGCCCAAGGAGAAGTTCGTCGCCTTCCGGAAATGGCTCGATGGTGGAGGCTTGAACATAATTTCCAGCTGGGCACATGATTATGGGAACTATGTTGAGCCATCGGACCGTGCTCCGATGACAGAAAGGAAAAAAGATATGATCGAAGGGTCGCGATCAGAAGCCCAAGGAGAGGCTGCTGCTCTCGCAGAGATGTTGAAAGATCGAGAAGAGCCAAGTGCTCTATTCATCAAAGACGTGTCGTCTTGGGCGAAGGCAACCATCCAAGGTCGCATGTTTGACAGTGACTACGAACTGCGAAGGACCATGACTGAATGCGGAATCACTTGCTGGAAGAGGCGATTCAAGGTCCATGGGCGCTGGCAATATGCACTAATCAACGCAACCCTTGAGAGGGCACTTGAAGGGTTGGGGGATGCCGAAGCTGCTGCAATGATAAGGAAGGTGGCAATCAAGCCGATCGAGCTGATGGAAGGAGAGATGTGATGAGGAAATTGACACTGATCCGGGAAGAGTCGTGCTGTGGATTTACGATAAGGAAATGGGGCAGGGGGAAATTGATTCCTTGGCTAATACTCGACAGAGATGGGAAGCGTCTTGATAGCGCTCTCACACGGGAGGTGGCACGGAGACGTGCTCGGCGGATGGCGTCTGTAGACATTTGATAACAGAGGATGGGCAAGTGCCATGATTGATATGCAATCGAGCATCAATCCGGACGATGAGCAGATCTCAAGAGTCCGAAACATTATCTGCACCGCGACCGGAGTGTCGCTCTCCCGTCGGAAGCTGTGCGACATCATCAGGGCGATCCTTATCACTCGACCGCCACTCACCTTGTCAGAGGATAGGGCTCTATGTGTCCTGATAGAGCACTACGAATCAGAGCGTTTCGCGATGACGATTCGTGGGCTTCAGGCAGCATTAGGAAGTCGATCACTCGGTCATGTCCACAATGTGGTGGTTGGTCTGTGTGACAAGGGATATGTTATCCAGCTTGCGAACAAGTATGTCCCGGTTGGGGCCATAGGGCTTCTCAAGACTACGCTCTGAGTTCTGGCAACTGGGGAGGCTTCGGCCTCCCCTTTTTTTGCGCCTGAAACTTTTTTCAAAATAATTGAAGAAAAGCCTTTTCTTCTGAATCTGGCTGGCGCATACTCTCTTTACTGAAGCGACGAACCCCACACTAAGGAAACAAGACCATGGCTCAAGACTCACACACCATCACACGGCACGATCTCACCACCATCAATGTGGGCGACGTCGTGACCTACCAGCTCCCCACGCTGGCACGACCCATCGTTGGCACCATAGTCCGCATCACCACGGCACTTGATCCGCGAGATGGAATGGTCGCGGTCAAGTCGCGGCAATCCGGGCGCGTCAAGTCCATGGATGCCTGCAGCGTGACTGTCAGCAAATAGCGCCTCGCATATCAGCCCAACCACCAAAGGAAACCAAACCATGTCACAGCGCATCACGATCACCACTCTCCGGTCCGCCATCGCACGCCTGAACCGCGTCGCCAACACTGACACCTACACGCTGGACGCTGCCTATGGCAGCTATCGTCTATGTCAACGGGGCGCGTTCGGTATTGGAGAGCGTGATCTGTCAGACCGTGCCACGGCCCGTGAGACGTATAGCATCATAAACGCTTTCATCAACGGGTTCGAAGCCGCAGTGCTGGCACGTGCCATCGCTGATAATCCAGCCGACTAACCCGCCCTGCCCATCCCACAAACAGGAGACAGACAGATGACCGACAACCTCAAAGAAATCATCGCAGCAAACGAAGCATGGGCTGACAACAAGATTCTTGAGCACATTGCTGCCGGCAAGACGCCCAGCGAAGCCCGCGCCCTTGTTTATCCTGATGAAGCGCCAGCAACTCTCGGCTTCGATCATGTCCGCGATGCGCAAGCACAATCGTTCGCCCGTCTCGCGGCAGCGCACGAGGCCAAGGAGAGCGCGTTATGAGTGACCTGATAGAGCGGTTGCGTGGGCGGGCCAACGGTTTCCAGCGCCGCCACGGCGGTACGGATGGTCTCGATTATTACAGCGTGCGAGATGCCCAACGTGAAATTGAAGCCGCAGACGCCCTTGCCGAGCGTGACGCCGAGATAGAACGGCTGATGCGGGAGATTGATGACTTGCGCAAAGAGAGGCACACATTTGCTATCGACCGCCTCACCACCAAGGGGAGCGCGTCATGAGCCGTAATCTTGAATTTCCCAAGATATTCCTGTTTGAATTTGAGCCAGACGAAGAAATCGTATGGTGTACGGACGACGAGTCGGGAGACGGCGAGGTCTGTGAGTACGTTCCTGCCGCTGCTCTTGCCGAGCGTGACGCCACCATCAAACGGCTGACGCGGGAGAGACAGGAGCGAGACGAGGGATTTGAGGAAACCAAGGCGGCGCTGATCGACGCAGACGATCTTACCACCACTCTTGAGGGTCAGGTGGAGGCGCTGACTGTGGCGCTGGCGGATGCCGGACAAGGGCTCCGCACAGCCACGATGTATGTCAGCGGAAGTCAGGATTGGCTGCTCAGCACGATTGCCCGTCTGGAAACAGCACTCAATGGAGATAGCCAGTCATGAGAATAGTAATTGATTCCGGGGCTGTCGGCGGTCAGCCCGACTGGTGGCTGTGAAGCTGGCAAAGAAAGGCCACTGCAGATACGACAATGCAGTGGCCTTTCCGAGCCTGATCCCAGAGGGGAGGCTAGAATCAGGCTCGATCCCAGCCTGAGCGGGCCATCTCATAATGCTCGCGAGCTTCGTCCAGATACTTTTTTGCTTCGACCTCATCCCCACTTGACCCAGCCTCGATGGCGCGAGTTGCGAGTGATGTTAGCTTGATGCCTGTATAAAGCAGTGCGATTGCGCTGTTTGGTTCGAACATCAGAATCCCTCCTTGAGCGTTTGAAGCAGGGCAATTCCCGCCTGCACAGTCTCAGCGCCTTCCGCCGGATCGATCGCGCTCCCAGGCAGACAGACCGGGTCCACCAGAGCATTGGCAGCGTCCACCCGATCGACCTGGGAGGCCGAAAGGTCGGGCTTGTATGGTGTGAGCGCCTCAAGCGCCACCGCGTAGGTGTCGCAGGAGATCGCCACCGCGTTCGCTGCCCGCGTTCCGACAGTACCAGCACAAGCGGAGAGGGCCAAGGCCAGCGCCAGTAGCGCCACGATCGACGGAGATTGTAGGGTTGTGCCTTTTGAGTTGCTATTGGGCGCAGCCCACACACCAAGGGCGGTCAGCGCCGCGATCACGAGGCCAGTGAGCTCTGTCTCCATTCCGGTCAGGTTGTAGCCGAAACGGTCGTTGGCAACCATGAGAGCGACCCCGATCAGGGCAGCAATCAACTTCCTGTACTGAGACATCTTCGATCTCCTGTTATGTTTTTCGTTTTCTTGGCACCTTGCGGTCAGGTGTCGTCAACAGAATCGCTTCCGCAAAATTCGCATCCCAGCGATCGCGATGCGGTTTGCCCGGACGCCAGTTGTCGATGTAGTACTGCCACGAACCTTCCACATCATCCTCTGTTGGCAGAGGTCCGGGATCCGTCCAAAGCAGAAGACGCGCAAACACTGCCGCCAAGATGTCGTTGTGGGCGAGGTTCTGATGGTGGACCGAGAAGTGGGATTCAGGATCATAACTCATCACCTTGATTGTCTCCCGGATAATGCTGGCTGTTGCCTGGTGCGTCATAACACCGCGCACTCCCCCACCCGCTTCGAATTGCCAGAACCCTCGCGCCGGACCTTTCACTTGAGCGCGGTGGTCAAGATTGCTTTCCTGAAGGCCAATGGCCAGCATCAGTCGGGCAGCACCCTCCGCGTTCATTTTGGACGGGAGGAGGGTGAGCGCCGCTGGCAAGACGCATTGCGAGACGTAGTGTCGGTTGTCCATGCCTATCCTTTGCTTCGCACGTGGTTTATCAATTTTGGTAAATCGATTCCCAGTCTAACAATCACCGCCAGAGCCGACAGCAGCAGGAACCAATTGTCCCCAACTGACAGCCACTGGATGATCCCATAGTTATCAATCCAAGCTGTCTCATTTGGCTGTGAAGAAATCACAACGGTGTTAACTGTGACTGCGCTGTATGTCATAAAACTTCCATATGAAGCCTCGATACTGGTGAGGATTCCTTTCATCTGGTCACTCCACAGCAATATTGATTGAGCCGCCATCGAAGGTCTGCGATCCTGTGACCGTCGTGATCCGAACCCGATCAAGTTCGGCTGAGAGTGTCTTGGTGCCAGAGGTCCAGAAAACATTCGTGCTTGCGTCATCAGACATTGTGGAAGTCATAACCCACAAAAACGTAGCAGCGTCCATGAGCGTCAGCGTCACCGCTCCATCAGCACCATCACCCGCGCCTTGCAAATTATTGAGGATAAAGCCCGTGTTGTTGGCGACACCGCCGCTTTGGGTCGAGTCAACATTGTTGCCGCTATAGCCGGTGGTCTCAACGCCACCTGAGTCACCTAGCTGCACAATTACATCGCTGGTCCCGGTCGTGGAGACGCCTGCGAACATTATTGTTATGCGTTTCGTTCCTGCCGGAATCGAGGTGAAGTCGATGCTTGTGCCGCTGGTGCTGGCCTGCATGGTGGCGAGAGTAATGCCACCAGCTGCCGCGATAGACGATGTGACATAGGCCTTGATCGACTGCTGACTGGCTGTTTTGGTCTCCGAGTCGCTGACCATGTCGTCTTCGTCGAGGAACCACGAGGCACCAGCTAGGCTGGTCATGTCGTGCAGGCCGTCAGGCGTGACAGCGCGGGTTGCGTCAGTGCCAGTGGTCGTTTCAGCGGTGGTGGCCAGTTCTACTTTTCCGGCAACGGTGGTAGATGCAGCGGGAGGGATATTGTCCAACGTATCAACAGTGATTGTTGATATGACCGTCTTGGTGCCAGCAACAAAACTGACCTTGCTGCCGGAGTTGGATGATCCTTCGACTGTGTCCCGCGACAGGGTGTCCGGTGTTCCAGAAGTGAAGGTGCCGACGCCATATTCATATGAAACGGGATTATCAGGATCATCGACAATCAAATAGTAGACTGTGTCGCCCGAGCTCAGCTCATCGCCAAATCCACGGAACCCGACTGGTGCCCCGTTGAGATCCAGAGTGCCTGTGCCTGTAGTGTCCGTAGACTCTTTAGTGCGGTTGCCTATTTTGGCCATTACAGGCTCTCCCTGATTGAAAATGGTTTGGAGTGGATTGGGATATTGCGATGGCGAATCGCAGTTGTCTGAGCCATGCGACCAATGACAGACTCCTGAGAAGGGGCGGCTGGATCTTTGATAAACAAAAGCTGATTAGAGACGCCTGTGATCCTCCCCATCTCTCTAATATCATTCTTCTCCGCGTCTGATAGAGCCTCAAGGCCAAAGGCGAACTCCCGCTGCCGAGGTCGCACATCGATAAACTCGGCTCCCGATCTCTGCGATCGAGACGCGCGGGAGAGGTCTGCCCAACCGTCTTCGTAACCAAGAACAATATTGTACGTTGGTCGCCAAGCCTCCCCGGCCCAGGCGCGGCCAACATCGATGTAGCCAACGCCGGACACATTGAAAGTGAAGCGCCAATATCGGGCAGTCACTGGAGATGCTAGGATGTGGGAGTGGTAGCCATAGCCGGTCGTGGTGTCTATTGGTGTGCTAGGGGACGAATAGGCCACCCCGGCCCCAGCGGTCCCGCCGTTTGCGTCGAGGGCGTGGTTGACTGTCCCTGCGGTCGGGAAGGGTGTGTCTCTGGGAAAGCGCAGACCGAGCACTCCGATCGTCTTGTTCGAGCCAAAGTCAATCTGGCCATAGGCTGTCAGGCTCGTCGTCCTCCAGCGTCGCCCAATAATCGAATCAGCAACATTGCTGATTGATAGATCGCCGACGTGTTGTGACGAAGTCAAGATTGCACTGGAGCTGTCAACCTGATTCTCCCAGCTCAATAATATCTTTCCCGCTGGCATGGCCTATCCCCAGAGGATCAAAGTGGTAAGATCATTCACAGCGCTCTCCTCAATCCCGACAACCATAAAGTTTTTCCCGTTGCTCAAGCCAAATCGCGGCCATGTAAGGTGAACGACTTGCTGCAAGTCCAGCTTATATCCTAACCTTTTTACAGGCACAAATACTAGCTGCCGATCGGCGGAATGGAGGTTGAGGAGGAAATCGGCCAGGGTCTCCGCATCAGCCTCATTCTCATAAAGCGATACCAGAGGGGCAGGATCTTCCGCTCTGAGGTGTCGAACCTTGACCGAGACATCAGCAGCAGTGAACACGTATCCCGGCTCTGCGAGCAACTGGCGACGAGTGTCTGTGACTGATCCGGCAAGATCCTCTCCGCGCTGAACGACCCAATTTCGACGATACATAACACGTTGACGCCAACGTGTTAGCGGCACCGTTGATGGTTCAACAGACAGGACGTTAAATTGGTCGAGGCGCAGTGAAGCTGTTCTGTCCTCTGGCGGCGATAGACGGCCAGCCCGAATGTGGCCGTCACGAGCCGCGCCCCACCAACCAGCGGTTGAGCCGATTAGAGCATTGATGACTTGGCTTGTCGTAGGATTTTCATTGGCAGTGATATGGATTCCCAGCTCTCCGGCGATTGCTGCCGCACCAGCAAAGGTGCTGTCGTCGATAAAAGAAGGGTCAAGGCCGTGCCAGGTCTTCAAGATTCGGAGACAGATTACGTCGAGCGTGTCGGCATAGCCTCCGGTCGCGTCTCCTCTCACGTCGGCAGTCACAAGGCCAGATGGTGATCCGCCAAGACGGAAAAGCCCAAGTGCCAGGCAAGTGTCGTATTGGCCAGATGAGATTGACGCCGATGAAAGGGCAGCATAGTCAGCCCGATCCGAAGCTGCCGTCAATGCCAAGCCGCGATCGAACACCCCGTCGATTGCTTGGATGAGTCCGTCGTGGACTTGATATATCAAGTTGGCAGGATCAACCATCAATGGTGCTACATTGCGACAACGTCCGAAAGTTAGAGGGACGGGCTTGCCCTGAATATCAACTGTGCCGTTGGCCCCTCCTGCGCCGGAATAAAGGCTGGTCTGCAGCGGAAGGTCTAGGCTGAAGGAGCGGTCTTGGATTTTCATCTTTACACTAAGGTCGTCAACATCCCAACCTGTCGCGACAACGTCTGCAATGAGTTTGAAATCTTCATACGCACCCATGAGTGGTCCATAAAGGATGCGCACTTGCCGACCATCCACAGCGTATGACAGAACGATTTGATCAAGCGCGCCATCACCGTTCGCAATCACAACCTCGCCGAGTTGGCGCTGAACCCGCCTCTCTTGCTCTGGGAGGATCGGGATGGTCCGTGATGCAGTGAGCGGGTCTGTCACGCGATCTTCATAGAACACATTTGCCTTGTTCACGGCATCCGGCTCGCCAACCCAATTCCTGTCAGCATAAGTCAGCGTTATCTGGCCTGTGTTGACTCCAGAGTTTGGCGGATTGCTCGCCACTGGTATTTCAGCCACCGTTGCCAAGCCGCCAGAGCGAGTGATCCCGCCGATATATGTGAGGATCTCAAGGAGGTATTGGCCAGAGCCTTCCGATGACTCAACCAGGTCCACCCAGGCTTGGCTTGCATTGGCCGGAGGATAGGACCGTGCGACTGGATCTGATGCTAAGGGGAAGACGCTCACGCTGCCATCTCCCGGCGCAGGGTTTGGATCTCCTTGATCAGGATATCAAGCAGGCTGTTCGACTGGTCCTGGCCATCCGCAATCACTTCTGTCTGCTGCCTTGTTGCTTCGATCTGAGCCTGGAAAAAGTCCTCGCTGGATATATTCTCCGCGACATCCAGCAAGTCCCCTCGAACTGAACTCTCGATTCCTGCAAAGGCTCCACTGGACGCGAACTGGGCGCGGCCAAAGGCAAGGAAGTTCGATGCGGCAGACGTAAGAGCTCCGCCCAAGCCAGCCTCTCCTCCCTGCACCCGACCAAGGATGTCTTCATATTGACGTTGCGCTTCGGCGAGTCGTTCTGTTGGGGACAGGGAAGATCCGCCAGACAGGCTTTGGGCGTTTAGGAACTGAACGACGTTCATGGCGTCTGCGATGAAAGGTGCTTGTGCCTGAAGGCGCAAATCCTCCATCGCCTTAGCACGTCCAGCTTCAACCTTCGTAATGCTTAATCCGAATTTGGTCGCCTTTTCTGCAATCTTGTCGAAGTTATCATTCACAGCCTTAGTCGCCAAATCAAAGGCACTTGTTACAGGTCCGATCAATCCGGGAATAGAACTGAGCAATGTGATGTTCTCTTGGAGAGTTTTCGCGGTCGAGCCTTTTACGATCCTCTCAATATCCTTGTTTTCACTGCTGAAGCCCCCACGACTCATGAAAGCATTCACCAGAGCTTCAGCAGATCGGAAACCTCCGACACCTCTTCCTTGGCCGATGAAGTTGTTGGTCGCTCCCAAGGTCTGGGAAACAGTGTTGGTGAAACCGAGATCGAGAGCATCCTTGATTCCGTTGAGCGCATCGACGGCTTTTTGCGCTTCCGCTTTGACTCCAGCAAGATTCCCGCCATTGTCCGCGCCGCTGCCGCCAATTCTAAATCCTAGTTCAGGCGATACGGATGAGCCAATCACCCTTGCAGCGGCATTCGGCCCAACACCTCCGCTGCTGCCGAACAAGCCACCGACCGCGCCACCAAGAGCGCCACCGATCATGCCGCCGATCACTGTGCCAATGACAGGAACCACCGACCCAATAATTGCCCCTGCTGTAGCGCCAAGGCCTGAACCAACCATTCCGCCCGTCTCGTTGCCGCCAAGCAAACTGTTGACGAACATGCCAGTGCCGAATCCAGCACCAACACCACCGAGCATCCCTGTTAGCGTTGTGGCTCCAAAAGTGCCTCCTGCTAATGAAGGTGGGCCAGCAACGCCCGCCGCAAATGCGCCACCGCCAGAACCCGCCGCTGTTAATGAGGAAGCTGTCTGCGCAAAACCGAACGAAGAGCCAAAGGAATTGATCGACGATCCAATGCCAAATCCGTCGCCAAGGAAAGAGGTGGGAGGCGTGGGGATGCCACCTCCGGTAAAGGAGCCCAGCCCCCCACCACTTCCTCCCCCGATGGGGGAGCCTGTTAGCTGAGCTCCGAGGCCTGGCAATCCGGATGCAGAAAGAGTGCCTCCGACAATAGGACGGAACACCATCAGCGTAGCAACTTCAGCAGCAAGCTTGATCATAATGCGCTTCACCGCATTAGCTAGCTCGCCGAAGCTGTTGACACCTCCCTCGAAGACACTCTCAAACATGTCTGCGAAAGCGCCTTGCACACTGCCGATCGCATTAAGGAAGGGCTGTTGGTATGCCTCTTGCGCTGCGCGTTCCTGATCGCGCAGTGTCTGCAAGTAATCCGCTGCGGCATCGCTTGCGTCTTGCTCTGCCTCCTTGACATCCTCTAGCGCCTGGACCTGTTTATTTGTCGCAATGATCAGGGCAGCCATTTCCTTGCGTTGCTCGGTCGTCAGCTCAATGCCAGCAGCAATCTCTTGGTTGAAGATGACGACAGCAGCCTCGTGGAGTGCGACTGCTTCAGCACCCTCGTGGTGCGCACGCAGGGCGTGTTCTGCGATCTGAAGATGGTCCCTCTGTGTCTTCATAAAATCTTCGAACGTGCTGTCGAGGTCGTCCGTGACGTCGCTCAATTCGCCCATGGCTGCAAGCTGATCGTCCATGCCGCCCGTCATACGATCCATGGCTGCGACAGCGTCTTCGCCGAAAGCCTCCCAAGCCGCTGCGGCCGCAGTAATGCTGATCACAATCGACGCAAGTGCCCCGATGCCTGATCGACGCATGATAGTCGAAAGGAGCAGCGTTCCCCTAGAAACAGCGAGGATCGTCTTGCCGAACTTGAGCATGGCAATAGATGCGCCGATCAGGAAGCTGGCGAGCTTCATCGCGATCAAGCCAGTAATGATTGTGACAAGCTCGCGCAGGTTCTGGCCGACGATCCTGGCCGCAACAGCGAGTGCTCGCATCGCCTGCCCTACGGCAAAGCCGAAGTCCTCGCCGATCTGCTGCGCTTGTCGCATTGTGTCGGCAGCCGCCTGGACGGAGCCTGTCAGGTTCGTAATGAGAGCAGTGTCGAAGCCCACACTGAAGCTCTCACTTAACAGTGTGAATTCGTCTTTGAGCTTTTCGCCAGCAGCCAGGACTTCAGACGAGCGTGTGACAAGCTGCACCATCTCTGCGTCCAGCTGTCCGACGTTCGCAGCCAGGTTCACCATTGCGATGCCGGCTGTTCGAGAGAAAGCTGCAGCAGACAGCGCGACCTTGTCGAAGCTCGTCGGCGCGTCGTCGATTGCCTGCAGCATCAGGCGGAATGCTACCTCTGTTGATGATGCAGCCTTCAGCTGTGCCTCTAGCTGGACGTTCGTCTCGCCCAGCAGTGTAGCAAGCGCGCCCGTGCCAACTCGAAGCTCGCCAACGCGCTTTGTAAATGCGCCAAGTGCCTTGTCGACTTGCGCTGTTTCAACGCCAGCAAGCGACGCCTCGATCCTGTATCGCTGCAACGCGTCGGTTGCGACGCCCAACTGCTTGGATGTCTTTGCGATCGCATCAGCACTATCAATCGCTGCTGATGTGAAGCGCACAAATTGCCGAACCGCCAGAGCACCAGCCAATGCGCCAGCCGCATTCTTCAGTTGGGAGAAACTTTTGTTTACACCTGCTGCCGCTTTCTTGACGCGGCGCATGTCCTGCTCCATCCTCTTGGAGCTTTTAGATATTGTGCTTGTCGCCTTTGCTATGTCACGAGTAAAGGAAGCACTCTCTAGTCGCAGGTCGGCAGTAAGTGAACCGATGGAAGCCATGGTCTATCCTTTGCCTTTTGACAACTTGTTGGCTTCGCGCTTGATTCCAGCAGCCATACTTTTCCCCATTGCATCAAGCGCATCTGGGGCTTTTCCATCCATTGCTGGGCGCATAAAAGGTTGAGCCGCTGAATTAGAAGTCCCGAACTCGACAAGATGTGCTATTCTGCTTGTCGGCTTTTCAAACCCGATTAAAACCCCTGCCTGATCCTCCCCTCGTGCTCTATTCGGAAGAGCCTTGATCACTATGCTCTCTTTCAAATCTCCTGTCTGGACAGGGACAAGTCGCTTGGCCTCTTCCACAATAATCTTTGCACCGGCGCGAGCTGCTGCCTGCCCCAGACTTCTAGCAATTTGCGGCCCAAGAAGATCGAGGACGCGTTCCATCTCCTTTGCACCCTCGATGTTGAATGTGATCGTCTCAGCCATCAGCTTTCTTGTTCCTTGCCCCGAATGCAGCCATCAAATCATTCCGAAGTGGATGCTCTTGATAGGCTGTTTTTGGCCTCACTGGCTTCTCAAACGTTGGCATGAAGTCCTTTGGGCTTGAACCCTTTGACCCTTGCTTGCGGTTGGGAGAGGCGTTGATTGCAGCAGACGCAACAATTCCCGATCGGAAGAAATCCATTTCAGACCCCCAAGGTTCGACCGAGTAGAACTGCTGCCATTCAGTAAGCTGTGCATCAGTTAAACTGTCCTCCAAGATGTCGACGTTGGGTATTCCAAGGGCTAGGGCAAGGCGATATAGAAATCGGCGACGCCCGTCACCCGCTAGTCGTTTCCCTCTTCTTCTTTCTCAGATCCGCCCATCCCGTTGACTTCCAGCGCTTTTCCTTGGAGCGCCAGCTTGATTGAATTTGGCAGATCCTCGATCTCTTTGTGGCGTCCTACCGGGATAAGACGATCTCCTTTGCCATCAACAATGCAAGCTGCCATGATCATTAGGATCAGCTTGGCATTGTCATACGTTTCTTCGACGTCCGTTTTATCATCATCAACAATGCGACAGGCTTCCGTGATCAAGCGGACCTCGGAAGCGGAAAGGGTCTTGATGTAGGCATCCTCCCCGGCCATGCCAGGCACATCAACCTTCTCAATCTGATGTGCTGACTTGGCGCGGGCAAGGAAGTCTCCTTCTAGTTTCTTGGGTGGCATCTGGCATCCTCCTTTTGTTTAGCGTCTAGGCGAGATCAAGTGATCACGTCCAGGTGAGTGCTCCGGTCGGCTTCAATGTGACATTGAGCATCAGGACATTGTCGATTTCAACATTTGTCACAGAGGCGTTTGTCACCATCGCGGCGAACGTCACGATCGTGGTGCTTGTATCAGCAAAGGTGATCTTGAAGTTCACGCTAGTTTCCGCATCGACATCCGTCTCCTGAAGCAGGACATGGATAGCATTGGCCGGATCCCACTGACACGAAAGCTGGATCTCTTGGCCGTCAACAATGGCCTTCTTGTATTCCCGAGCAGCGCTCGAAAGATTGGTGACATCGATCAGACCGCGATCAGAACCAACGGTTCCGATGCTGGCCACCTGAGCGATTGCCGTAAAAACTTCTGGGGATGCTGCATCGCCGCGAGCGATGATCGTCCCGTCTGCTACATAAACCGCCATGACGGTTCTCCTTCGCTTGCGGCTTGCCCAAGGCCAGGGTTAAGGCATTTCCCATTAGCGGGATCAGTTTTCGTGCAAGACAATATAGTCCTGAATCACACGATAAAGTTCGTCAGCCTCTTCAAAATCGTCCCGTTCATTCTCAAGTCGAATTACTACAGAGCGCCCGGAGAGCGTCCCAATAAACCCATTCAGGGACGATCTTACAGCGGCTGCGAGAGTTTGCGCGCCTGTGTAGCTCGTGGCCCATGAATCATATTCTACTCTTGCAAAACCCCATTCGCTAGGCCCATCAAGAAGTTGGCTACGCGGTCCGGAGATTCGTCCATATCGAATTGCGGGATATGTCGGCTTTTGGGGCAGAACTAAAGGATAAACACGAGTTGCAACTAGGCCGGAGATCGTACCATCCGCCACAATCCTTGTTCTAATATCGGTTTCAACGGTCACTGCGTTGCCTCCGGATTGGTGGCGGCTGCTGAGATTTCAATCCAACCTTCCCGCTGATCGCTCGCAATTCCAAGGATCCGATACATTGAACCAGCGTCAGTGATCCTCATCTCCTCCGTAATCCCTGCGAGCCAGCGGAACCGGAAGGTTGCCGTGCGAACGGCCATCCGCTGTTCGCTTGTAAATCTTTCGTTTCCTTTGACCATCTTGCGGTTGGCGAAGACCGTTGCGAAGGTCGCCCAACTCTGAATCGGCTGTCCGGAAGCATCCTGGCTTTCTGTGAAACTCTGGATAATGATCTCTCGATCGAGCTGGCCCGCTTTCATCCGACAGCCTTATTCATGAATGGGTTGATCAGGTACTTAGCACCCAGAGGGAGCTCCGTTGCGATAGTGCCGATCACAGTGGCTTCCCTGCTCTCGAAGTAGTGGCCCGCCATCAGGAGTATGAATTGCTTGAGTGACTTGGGAACGGCGGTTGCATCCTCCGGCGAGTTGCCTGAAGTGAAGCCCGCGACAAAGCGGATCCGGACAGCCTCTTCGATTACTCGCGTCGAAGGCCATGTTTGATTGTAACCAAGAATCACCATTGGTCGCCAATATGTTTCACGACTAAGTGAATAACTTGAGGCGGAGAAGGTCTGCTCTGCACCATTCACATCTGTGTATTTTATGCTATCGATCGAGACCACTGGCGAGAGAGGAAGACTGATCAGATCTCCGAATGGGAATTCGTCCATGGTCAATTCCCAAGTTTGTGGAACGAGGCACCGATTTAGGATTCCATCTCGGCCATCAATAAGAGCAACTGCTGCGGAAAGGCATTGAGCTGCTGAGTTCATCTCTCGCGTTGTCGGCTGCTCTGGGCTTCCTGAAAGATTGAGACGAAGGTGGTCCCACAGTTCTGCATTTGTGATCGGCTCGATGGTTGGCGCTGTGATCAGTGAAAGTCCCATCAATTTGCTCCTGTTCTGAGGCTGCGAAGTGATTCCCATGCCGTCCCATCTCTCATCTCTTCAACAGTCCACTGACACCAAGCAAGGTGTGATGCCCACTTATGACGGTCTGGTCGAATGAGTTCTGAATCGAGAGAGTGGGCCGAAACTTCCCACGCCATAGATCCGACATCCATCGTTATTGCCGGAGTGCCAGCAAGAATTGAGTCAACTGCAAAGTTGCTGTTTAGCGTCAAAGAAAATAGTGCATCATCCAAATCTTCCTGCCTCGATCGGCTTGGAGTGATGTTACATTTTGGATGTGGCCGGAAGCGGTGGGCCGTCCCGCGAGCATCAAAAAAGTCCTCCGCGTCTTTTCTCCATTTGTCGAAATTTAATCCGATCAGGGATTGGTCGCCAGGGACTTGGCCAACAATCAGAGCGACCCCGATAGGGCAATCATCCCAAGGTTGGATCAGATCTGGGTGGTATCTTTGAAGACGGGAGTCATCATATATTTCTGGAAATTTTGCGCGACCATTGAGGCCATTCCAACCTGCTGATGCCCATGTCTCAGTCCGGTCTCCGATGTATCCACACTCAAGGATCAGGGTGTCTCGGTTTTGTTTCAAAAAAGGTGCCGCATTTCGAAGCCCCCAGCAAATGATCGGACCCTCTTCCTGCACAGTCTCCGGCGATGTGTGAATGGAAGTCTCGTGGCCGTGATAGCGCACTCCCTCAAGCATCGCGCCACACCAATACGGATGATGCTTGAAATGGGGAGTGATGATGGCCGATACCATGTCAAGCATGAAGGTCAACGCCCCAGCTTTCAGAGAAGTATGTTCCGCCCTTCAGCCAAGTGACCTCGCCGCTAAACCACTGGCGAAAGAGGCTGTCCCACTCCGCATAATCCCTTTTGTTTATGTGGAGTTCCTCGCCGATGGCATTCTTGGATGGTCGATTGTTGGCTGTCAGGATGATGTGTCGGGATGCCACACGATCAAGCTCCCGGCAAGCAAGCTCGTCATCGCCTGGGATAAGATGTTCGATCACATCGAACATCGTCACGACTGCGAAAGAGAGGTCAGGAAATGGGAGGTCATGAACTTCCCCGCGCACAACGCGGTTTCCGTCGATCAGCGCGGGAACGATCTCAACACCGCTGACGGAAGAAAAACCGTTTTGTTCCGCAAAGTCCAGCATCTCGCCACGACCACAACCGACATCTAAATAAGATCCGCGCACGGGGAGGGAAGATAAAGCCGCACAAGCGTCCGTCATACGGGCACCGCCCATGTGATAATTTGGGATCTTGTATGCCGCTTCATATTTGCGGTGCTCGTTGGCGCGCTCTGCTTTCATAGGACATCTTCAAGGTTGGCAATCGGGAATGCCTCTAGGGCGCTCCCAGGGGAGCAGTTTATTACGCGGACCCCTGCGCGATCAAGATCCGGAAGCATTTCATCAAAATTCTTGATCCATGACTCAAAGTTCGAATCAGAAGGATTGTTCAGCCCGGATGGGTGATCTGCGTGCCAGTGTCGATGGGAGCCTTTTGCTTTCATATCGAACCCGAGAAGAATGATCTCAAAAGCCCCGAGCAAGACCGCTAGGTTGATGGCTTGGTATCCGCTGTTCGCGCCTTGGTTAATCCGGAGAGGATCCAGCGACAGGCCTTTTTCATTAACGCTAGGGATTCGGAGAGTGCCCTGAACGGTCGCGTCTTGGGTAACCTTCATGCCCTCAAACTCAAGTGCGTCTGGATGATGCCGCCACCAATTCCCGTCGCATGCATAGAGCAGATCGGCCCATGGCGCGATCGTAAAAGCATTGTTGATCGCAATCACGCGGACTTCTTGCGTGATCTGGGCTTCCTTGGTGTAGGTGACTTGGGCTTGGGTAAGGCTTGGCCCTCCGGCGATGATGACGGCTCTTTCACCATACCAGAGCTGAGGGACTGGTGGCCAGCATCGATTCCCGACTCCCTGGCCCAGCCCTCCATCAAGGCAACCTCTGCACACCGCATTGAGCATTGGCCCTCTCCAATCAACTGGCCTTCGACGACTTCAAATTTATCTCCAGCCCTGTATCGCTTGGGAACCAGTTCCCAGAGATCGACGTGAGAAAATTCGCGAGCAATTTCGATATTCTTCATGGCTTAGGAAAAGGGGAGGAGCTTCTAACTCCTCCCCTCCCTTCTTAGTTTAGTTGCTAACCGGAGTGCTGCTGGCAGCTTCCAGGACCATCACAACGCTGTATGGCGTCGATCCCGGAGTGTTGGCAGCAGTCGCCACGATGCGCAGATAGCGTTTTGAGGAGACGATGCCAACGTGATAGTTGGTGGCATCCTCCGCCGCTGCGTCGATCGTCAGGAACACGCCAGTTGACGAGTCCGGAGCCGCGACCGGTGATGCGCTTGCCGCGATGGCGATCTGCGCACTGTCGGTAATGGCTGTGAAGCCGCTTCCGCTAGAATCGCTTTCCTCCGCGTGGAACGCCCACGATGGCTGCGGCGAATTGGCGATGTTGGCGACAACACCGACGCCGATGATTGCCGTAGCAGCATCGAAGCCCTGCGTGTCAACGCCAGCGGCTGGAGTGTTAGTCGCCGTGATGGCGACCGGGGCAACGTGGGTAACAACCTTTTTATAGGCTGCCATATCGCGAGTGGACATTGGGTTTCTCCTTTGTGTCCGTGATCAAATTGCCGAAGCTGATTACGAGGTGCCGAACTTCAGCAGCTTGATCGCATCAAAATTGAGAACGTCTCCGCCCGTGAACTTGGTCGTGTAGAACTTCACACGGCCCTTTGTGGTAAACGGGTCGCGCAGGATGCGGAAGCCGCGTCCATCCACGATCTGATAACCCTCGCCGAAATTGCCGAAGGCAGCAGAGAAGCTGTCCGAAGCCACAACCGGCATATCTTCCGCCGGAGTGATCGGATAGCCACAGAGCTCGAAGCCAGTAGCCGCACCCTGGATTGGGCCGATGAAGTAATTGCCATTGGCATCCTTGAGCTTCCGCATGACGGCCATCGTAGCGCGGCTCATCATCCATTGAGCACCGGCAAGATAGCCGGGATTCATGGAAGCAATCACATCCCAGAGCTTGTCGGGGTCAGAGGCTGTGGAGCCCGACATCGTCGGGAATGCGCCAGAAGCACCAGTGAAGACGTACTGGAGCACACCCCAAGCCCGAGAAGCATCAGCCGTCGTGACCGCTGCTGACTTGTAATCAAGGAAGCCGCGAGGCTGACTCACGCCGGTTCCGGAAACAAAAGCGGTGTTTTCGGTGCGTGCCATCTTGTCGGCGATCTTCGCGTTGAGCCAACTCTCGACATCGACTGTGGACATGTCCAACAGCTTCTGTGTGACGAGCGGCATAGCGTACTGCTCGCGCACATAGATCGTCTGCTCACCAACTTGCGGTGTCGCCGTCTCGGCACGGCTTTCCGTTTCACCGACCCAGCCGCCGGAAGTTCCGTCATTGGTGTCGTTGGGGAAAGTGATGCTGTCCGTCGGGATCGACAAGACCGAAGCTGCCTGACGCATTGGCGAAGTTTCGAAGAGGCGCTGAATGATACGGTCCGACTGCTGAGTGGGAACCCAGTAGCCGCCATCAGGTTCAGAGCCAACCTGCATCAGAGACTGGACTTCAGGATCGCGAAGCGAAACATCGCCACCACGGAGCCAGCTTGCATAGACACGCTCATAGCCTGCATATGCATCAAGATCGATGCCTGAGGCAGAAACTTTCTCTTGGCCGGTTTTGCCAGAGAAGAAAGCCATGGCGCGTTCAGCAATCTCACCCTGAATGCCCGGCTTGCCTGAATCAACCTGCGAGGCAGAGAGATCGGCAAGAGCCTTGTCCAGTGCTTCCTGAAGATTGGTGACCTGCGCATTAATGCGATCAACTTTCTCTTCAGTGACGACATCCGCCATGCCTTTTTCCAGAAGGGCAACCCGCTCATCATTTGCGGAGCGGAAATCCGCGAAGGTCTGGTTCAGATCGGACATCAGCTGCCGTGTCTCATTGCTCAGAGCATTGGGAGCTTCTGCGGATACAGTCCCCATGATGCCGCGATTGGCACCCATCGAGGGAACGATTTCATGATTATTCATGTTTGGCCTCCAGAGCCAATTGTGTGGATAAGTGACCGAAGATCGGCCACAATGTCTTCTGTTCCAGCGTCCCGCATGGATGGCCCGCTCTCATCACGAGGCGTTCCCTTCAGTTCTGCGACAAGGCCTTTGGCCTCCTTCGCACTCATGCCTGAGGATCGAAAGGCCATCTCCGCCCTACGCTCTTTCAGGATACTCGCCGAGGCTTCCGGGGAAGCCTCAACAATTTCTTCAGCATCAACAAAGCCCGTGGCAAGACCCGCCTCAACCGCTTGCGTTCCAGAAAACCAAGTTTCTGCTTCCATCCAGGCTGCCGCCACTTCTGGCGCTTCTCCGGTCTGGGCAGCATACAACTCCGCCATCGCCTGGTCGAAAGGCTCAAGGAAGTCTGCCGCCGCGCGGAGATCCGTCTTGTTCCCCATTGCCATGACCCATGAGTTGTGGATCATAACAAATCCAACTTTGCTCATTAAAATATCATCGCCGGACATCGCGATGACCGAAGCGGCAGATGCCGCGAGGCCGACGATGTTGACTGTGACTTTCTCAGGGTGCTGCGCAAGCAGGTTGTAGATCGCCACACCTTCAAAGAAGTCGCCGCCGGGAGAGTTGATGTTGACGGTCACAGGTTTATTGCCTATGGAGCGAAGAGCAGCTGCCACCCGCTTCGAGCTTACACCGGAGCCGTCGAAGGGATCCGCGCCGATCGTGTCATAGATCGAGATGATCGAGCCGGATCCGTCGCCTTCTGTCGCCGCTTGGAGAGTTGGGGTCCATCGCGACAGGGCGGACTCATCGAGGTGGCCAACAAGGTTGTTGACCGGCGTTCCGATGCTAACTGTCGGCAGTATTTTAAGACTCATTCGGCCCTCCAGTGTTTGATGACGCGGAAGCCGCGCGTGTTTGTTCCATACCATCGTTCGGCTGCATATTGCCTTCAATGATATAAACGTCGCCCCCAGCATCATCACGAGGGTTCATATCTTCAAGCTCTCGCCAGCGGTTGGCGTTGATGATTCCGTTTCGCCTCTGAATCTGAAGCGCCTCTGCTCGTGTCTTCGCATCTCCTCTAAGGAGTGCTGAAACATTAAACTTAACAAATAAGTCATCAGAAGGCAAGAGGTCGCGATTGATCGACTGTTCCCAGGCCACCAGCCAAGGCATCAGAGAGCCAATCACAAAGTCCAAGTTCTCGTGTTCAATGTTCGAGAATGTTGCATCAGCGAGGTCGCCGCCCTTGTGGGGAGGGACACCAAAGATTCCGAAGATCTCCCGCGATGTTACTTTGCGCGCCTCAATCCACTGGGCGTCATCCATGCTGACAGACACTGGGTTGTAGCTGATGCCAGAAGGCAGCAGGAGTGTCTTGTGAGCATTCGTTCCGCCCGCGTAGGTGTCGTCCCAATCCTCGCGGAAGGCGTCCCGCGCTTCCTTGCCCATGGAGCCCTCCATCTGGATGACGCCAAGAGGCTTGGCACCGTTGGAGAAAAACCTCGATCCGTGGTTCCGGATGGCGAGCCCGTCACCGATGCTCTCACGATACATCTGGATCGGATTGAGGCCAACCACTCCATCGTCACTGTCCATCCACACATGGAAGATCTGGTCGCGTCGATATGTCTGGCCCTTCCCGCCATCCGGAGGGGAATATTCATACAACGCGTCGCGGGTGATAGGGTCAAGGCTGACTGCAACGCGATCTGGATTTAGTCGAAGAAGACCCTGCGTTCCGCCAACTCCCGGAATCTTCAGGGCAACGAAATTGCCTCGATACAGAAGATCCCTCATCCCAAGTTTGCGGAACTGAAATGACGTCTGATATTTGTTTGGTGTGTCATGCAGGAGCTTGTAGACCGAGAGATCGGTTGCAGCTTCTCGCGAGCCATCCGGGAGACGACGGAAAACAACGAGCGGAAGATGCGCGACCGGATTGGATAGCACGCGAACGCAAGTCGCGATCGCCGCCAAACCTTCAGCCGTAGCAGTCGTCACAGGCTGACCGGATGTAGTCCCGGAAGATCCGAACCGGATCCAGTTGTCCAGCTCGCTGCTGGATGTGATCTCATTCGGACGGCTGGCCTGAACGCCAAAGATCGACCGCACCATGCTATTTAGATTCATGCTTGACCACCAAAGAGTTGGCCGCGCTCATATGGGATATCCACAGGGCCAGGAGCTTCTCCAAGATACTTTCCTTTCAAGCCTATTGCCATTGCAGTGGCCACAGCGCCATCAATTCTGAATCTTGTCTTCGACTTATCCAATTTCCGATTTCCTGCCGGGTCAATCGTAGCGATCGCATTCGAGAAACAAAACGTCATCACCGGATTGCCACTGTGAGAAAGAGTTCGCTCCATCACACTGGCCTCAATGGCATCAATCGCAGGAGCCATATCCTTAAATCCTTGGCCATATGGAACAAGACGAATTGCGCCAATCATTTCATTATCCTGCCCTTCAACCCAAACGTCAAGCCCAATTTCTTCACATGCTTGAACGAGAGAATCAATCCTCCATCGATCGAAGGCAATTGAAACGATTTCATAATCCTCTTTTATCTGGGCAATCTCTTGAGCGATGTATACATAATTGATGGATTTCCCTGGCACCGCTTTCAGCCACCCTTCTCTGGCCCATACATCATAAGGTGCGCCATCTCTCTTGGAGTGAAGCTCGAGATGGGCCTCTGGTTTCCAAAACCAAGATGCAATACGATCTCCATCACTCTCACTCACAGCGACCAGCGCGGTAAGATCGATCACAGCTGATAGATCGAGCCCCAAGAACACCCGCTCTCCCAGTGCCAGCGTTTCAGGCTGCTGGCAAGCTCGCCACTCCGAAGGGCTGATAAGAGGAGCCTTCCCATTCACACGCTGGTTTAGATTGAGATTTCGGAAAGAGTTTTCAAAACTCGGCATCCTCCTCGCTCGCGCCGCTTGTGCTCGTAAGTCTTCAGCATTTCGGAAAGTACCAAGTGCTGGGTTCGCGAGTGCCCAAAGTTCCTCATCCTCTAGAGCTTGGTCTGGATTGTCAGGATTATCAGGTACTGCATAGAGGTGGACGACTGTCGTCTCATCTTCAGATTTAAGACCGTCGTCAATAAGTTCACTCAAAACATGCTGTGGATCATTTGACTGTGTAGAGATGACGACCATGAGTGGTTCTTCTCGAGCTCCCATAGAAGTGTCAAGCACATTGTATAGGTCGCGGTTTTTGGCCTGTGCAAGCTCATCATAGATGACGAGTGTTGGGTTCAAGCCATGCTTCGATCCTGCCTCGGCAGAGATTGCTCGATAGAAACTCCCATTTCCAAAACAGGCGATTGTCTTGGTGCTGTCCACAACACGAACCAAAGCCAAAAGTTCTGGCTCAGACCGGACTATCTGTGCGGCATATCTGAAGACGACACCTGCTTGCTCACGCTCTGTCGCTGCTGAATATATTTCACCATTGAGTGTGGACTCTGGGCCGACAAGGTGGACAAGAGCAAGGCATGCAATCAGTGCAGTCTTGCCATTCTTCCTCGCCATAGACAGGACTGCACGTCGGACTTTTCGATTGCCATTGCGATTCATCGGACCATAGACATCTCGAATGAACATCTTTTGGAATGGGTCAAGCCGAAATGGCTCTCCTGCTCCTTTACCTGAAGGGACAGTCAGCAGCTCGATGAAGTCAATTACGCGCTGCGATCTTTCATCAGACCGTTGAATTTGCTCGGTGCTTCTTTTTGGAGTTCGAACTGCTCTCTTGAGACTGGGTCGAG